ATTTTCATAGTTGTTGGAAGAAAAAACGGAAAGAGTTTATTTGCCTCTGCGATAATTGCATATATGGCATTTTTAGAGCCAGAGTACGGGCAGGAAATATACTGCTTAGCGCCTAAATTAGACCAAGCGGCGCTCGTGTACGACGGCTTTTATAAAATGGTACTGGCAGAGCCAGAACTGGAAGAGCTGCACAAAAAGCGGCGCAGCGATATTTATATCGAGGAAAGCAACACTTTTGTTAAGCCAATTGCATTTAATGCAAAGAAATCTGACGGATTTAACCCGCAGCTCGTAGTATGTGACGAAATGGCGGCGTGGAGCGGTGACGCAGGACTTAAACAGTATGAGGTTATGAAATCTGCATTAGGCGCACGTAAGCAGCCTATGATTTTGAGCATAAGTACAGCTGGATATATCAACGACAGCATATATGATGAGCTTATAAAACGTAGTACCAGATTCTTGAAAGGCAACAGCAAAGAGCGCAGACTTCTACCATTCCTCTATATGATAGACGACGTGGAAAAATGGAACGATATAGAAGAGCTTAAGAAAGCTAACCCTAACATGGGCGTATCTGTACCAGAGAGCTTTTTCATAGACGAGATAGCAATAGCAGAAAACAGCTTAAGCAAGAAAGCAGAGTTTATAACAAAGTACTGCAATATCAAGCAGAATAGCTCTATTGCATGGCTTGAATATGCAATCGTAGATAAAGCAGGCGTTGCAAAGACCTTAGAGGACTTTAGAGACTGCTACGCAGTAGGCGGCATTGACCTAAGCCAGACTACAGACTTAACGGCGGCAAGCGTGGTTATAGAAAAGGACGGCAAGCTATATGCTTTTACACAATTCTTTATGCCGCGCAACAGAATAGAAACTCTGCAAGCAACAGATGGCGTGCCATATGACATATTTGTTAAAAAGGGACTGGTAACGCCGAGCGGTGAAAACTATGTGGATTATCACGACGTTTACGCTTGGTTTACTATGCTGCTGGAAGAGTATGGCATACGCCCGCTTAAAATCGGATATGACCGATACAGCGCCCAGTACCTTGTAAACGATATGAAAAACTATGGTTTCCACATGGACGACGTTTATCAAGGCGAGAACCTCACACCAGTAATAAGGGAGTTCGAGGGCATCATAAAAGACGGCAATTTCAAGATTGCAGACAACAATTTACTAAAGACACATTTCTTGAATGTTGCGCTTAAGCACAATATGGAAACAAGGAAATTCAGACCGATTAAGATAGAGCAGCGGGCACATATAGATGGTTTTGTATCCGTCATAGACGCTATGACGGTTAGGCAAAAATACTGGGAAGAGTGCGGGGAGCTGCTAAAGAACGCCGCATAGAAAGGAGAGTGGACAGTATTAAATTCTTAGATTATCTTTTTCACGGTAAAGAGCTGCGATATATCGACAGTTATTTTAAGATGCTAAATGGGTACAGTCCGACGTTTACCAGCTATAACGGGGGCGTTTATGAAATGGACTTAACCCGCACGGCAGTAAACAGCTTTGCTACACATTGCAGCAAGTTAAAGCCAGAGGTTGAGGGCAGCGCACTAAAGAGGCTTGAAAAGGCACTACAGAGCAAGCCTAACTATTTTATGGATACCACAAAATTTATTAAGAGGCTGGCTACCTATATGGCGGTGGAACACACGGCATTTATAGTACCAGTAGAGGACAAATACGGGACGCTGTGCGGCTGGTATCCATTAAGAGCGCAACGCTGCGAGGTAGTAGAGGCAGCAGGGCAGGTGTACCTGCGGTATCTGTTTGCAAATGGTGAGCATGGAGCTATTGAGTTTGAAAAAGTCGGCATTATGACAGACTTCGAATATACAGACGACCTTTTCGGAGAGGATAACAGGACACTTAAGCCAACAATGCAGCTGATACATACGCAGAATGAGGGTATTATAAATGCCGTCAAAAATTCCGCAAATATACGTTTTTTGGCAAAGGTGGCAAATATATTAAAGCCGGAGGACATTAAAAAAGAGCGCCAGCGTTTTACAGAGGACAATTTGAGCGCAGACAATGACAGCGGCATGATTATTTATGATAACAAATTCAGCGAGCTTAAGCAGGTGGAAAGCAAGCCGTACACGCCCAATGCACTACAAATGCAGCTGATACAAGATAATGTATGCACGCATTTTAGCACCAATATGGACATACTGCAAAATAAATTCAATGAAGAAACGTGGAACGCATATTACGAGGGTAAAATAGAACCTTTTGCAATTCAGCTTTCACTTGTAATGACAAATATGTCATTTTCAGAGCGAGAGAAAGCGTGTGGTAATGCTATTACATTTTCCGCAAACAGATTGCAGTACGCCAGCAATGCAACAAAGCTATCTGTAAGCACGCAGTTATTTGACCGTGCGCTTTTGAATCGTAATGGGGTTATGGATATCTGGAACATGGCGCACGTAGAGGACGGCGACAAATATTATATCCGAAAAGAGTACACAGAGGTAAGCGAGCTGAAAAACAGCAGCAAAGAGCCGCAGGTTATCATACAGCAGATACCAGCAGGGCAGCAGGCGACGGACGAGCTGCCACAGGATACCAACACGCCGCAGGACGGCGAGGGAGAGAAAGAGGGTGAAAGTAATGCCATTTAAAAAAGAACGGGAATATAGGGCGCTGGCTACGCCTTTATCCGCGCAAGCAGCAACAAAGAGAATACAGACAGACTTTTATGTTGAGGGATACGCCACAACATTTGACAGCCCATATTTACTGTATGAGTTTGAGGACGGCACAAAGATTTATGAGCGGATAGACGCACACGCATTAGACGGCGCAGACATGAGCGACGTTATAATGCAGTACGACCACGAGGGCAGGGTATTTGCCAGACAGTCAAACAAGACGCTGATTTTAATACCAGATTATAAAGGGCTTTTAGTTGCGGCAGATTTAGGAAAAACAGACTTAGCCCGTGGGCTTTACCAAGATATAGAGGCTGGAATGATAACTAAAATGTCGTGGGCTTTCACTGTATCAGAGGAAAGCTTTGACCGACAGACGCACACACGAACGATATTAAAAATTAAAAAGGTTTATGACGTATCAGCCGTGAGCATACCAGCAAACGGCGATACTGAAATAAGCGCCCGTGCTTTTGCGAGTAGGAGTTACGAGCAGGAGCGGCAGGAGTTGCTACAGAGGCGTATAAACATACTAAAGATTAGAGCAGCATTGTAAAAAGATAACCCAAAAGGAGAATAAGAAAAAATGAGATTAAAAGAAATTGAGGCAAGATTAGCACAGATTAAGAACGAACTTACAACGAGAGCCGCAGAGCTGAAAGAAGAAGAGATAAAGGCGTTTGAGGACGAGGTAGCAGCTTTGCAGGAAGAGCGGACAGCGTTGGTGGCTGCCGCAGAAAAGCGCACGGCATTACTGGCGAGAATTGCAGCAGGAGAGCAGACGGGAGAAGAGGGCGACGGTGCCACACCTACGCTGCTTAGAAACTTTGCAGGTGCGGCAGGAGAGGGCGAAGAGAACGCCGACAAGTACGACAGTAAGGAATACAGAAAGGCATTTATGCAGTATGTGTGTCGTAACACTGCTATTCCTGCGGAATACAGGGCAGATGCAACCAGTAAGACAACGGACGTAGGCGCAGTTATTCCTACCACTGTATTAAACCAGATTGTAGAAAAGCTGGAAAGCACGGGTATGATTCTGACGCTTGTAACCAGAACGGCATACAAGGGCGGCGTTTCTATCCCCGTATCCACAGTTAAGCCTACAGCAAGCTGGGTAAACGAGGGAGCGGGCAGCGATAAGCAGAAAAAGAACATTACAAAGGACGGCATGATTACTTTTGCATACCACAAGCTGCGTTGCGCAGTAGCGGTATCGCTAGAAGTTGACAACATGGCACTTAGCGCCTTTGAGAGCCTGCTTATCAATAATATTGTTGAGGCTATGACAAAGGCGTTAGAGCAGGCAATCATTGACGGAGACGGCATAGGAAAGCCGAAAGGAATTTTAGCAGAAACGCCGGAAGAGGGGCAGGTTATCGAGAGTGCCGCACCATCATACAACGACCTCATAAAAGCAGAGGCAGCTTTACCACTTGCGTATGAAAACGGCGCTAAGTGGTGCATGAGTAAAAAAACCTTTATGGCGTATATCGGCATAACAGACAGCAACGGACAGCCTATTGCAAGAGTGAACAACGGCATTACAGGCAAGCCAGAGCGCACGCTTTTAGGTAGAGAGGTAGTGCTTTGCGACTATGTAGCGGCATATACCGCAAGCATGACAGTGGGCACAGTATTTGCTTTTCTGTTCAACTTCAAGGACTACGTGCTTAACACCAACTATGCTATGGGCGTAAAGAAGTATGAGGACAACGACACAGACGACCAGATCACAAAGGGAATTATGCTTGCAGACGGCAAGGTAGTAGACAAAAACAGCCTTGTAACCCTTAAGAAGATCGCAGCCGTATAAGATGCCGGAAAGGAGCGCATAGCATGAAAGGATATTTAGACCTTAAACAGCTGGAAAGCTATAAAAAGGCAGACTTGCAGAGTTTGGCAAGGGAGCTGGGAGTAAGCGACGAGGGAACAATTAAAGAAATCGCTGCAAGATGCGCAGAGGTTGAGGTAGAAATACCGGACAACACCGAGCTTACAGAAGAGGAAAAGGCGGCGGCAGCACAGGCAGCGGCAGAGGAAGAGGCAGCACAGGCAGCAGGCAAAGAGGTAGTAGAGGTTACGTGCAACTACTTAGACAAGCAGCTTAACGAGATCAAGAGTATAGGGGAAACATTCACGGTAGACAAGGACAGAGCGGCAGAGCTGCTGGCGGCAGCAGTTGTAAAAATTAAAGAGTAGCAAGCTGGGGCTGCGGAAACGCAGCCCATTTGCATTATCAGAAAGAGGGTGCAGGGTATGGCAGCAAATGCCACTACATTAACAGAAAAAATGCGGGCAGCGCTGCGTATCAGCAGCACTAGCGAGAAAATCACAGAAGAAATTAACGACTGTATAGCAGCCTGCAAAGCAGACCTTAAAAACGACGGCGTAAAAGTGGACGACGAAACAGACGAGTTGATAGTACGGGCAATAACGCTGTACTGCAAGGCAGAGTTTGGGTACAACGATAAAGCGGATAAGTTCAGACAGTCATACGACACGCTGAAAATGCGGCTTGCTTTATCGCAGGAGTACAACGGGGACGCAGCGCCGCAAGTGTCCGAAACGGACACAGGGGAAAGCGAGGCGTGATATGGCAGAATGGGTAGACGAGCTTACACTTGTAAGCCAGAAAGCGCCAGACGAGCGGGTAAATGACAACGGCTTTGAAAATGAGCAGCTGGAAAGCAAGACAACGGTTTTCTGTAACAAAAAATCAGTAGGCTACAGCGAGTATTTTAAGAGCCAGCAGACGGGCAAAGTGGTAGAGGCAAAGTGCGAGGTACATAAGGCAGATTATGGCGGCGAGGACATAGTAGAAATGGACGGGCG